CTCGGCAACTCTGTTGGATGTTAAGGTTTTAGAGTGGTTTATCTCGCCACCTAAATCCTCAATGACTCTCGTATAATAAGGAGCTATTTCACTCCTCATTACGATGTCATCTCCAACGACCCTGAAGACATCGTCTACAGGTATCGATTTGTCGATGGCACCAGCCTCTCTTGCCGCATTTAATGCAACAAGAGCTGACGCATTATTTGTTAGCGTCAGAACCCCAAAGGAGGGGCCGGTTCCGAGGACACTACCTTGCTCCCACTTAACCTCACGGTTAAGTCCAGGGCACCACCAATTACTTTGACATACTTCAATGAAGTAGTCTCGGTAATCCTCATAACCAGGGATCTCCGGAAACCGGAAGATATAGTCAATGAGTTCGAGACTGAGTCTGATATCAAGTAAATCAGACGCAGAGGTCAAATCTGACCCGGCAAGCTCTATTTCTTGCCTTAGTTTGTCCTGTACCCAACGTACTCCCGACTCCTGATCGAAAGTAACGTCGGTTGAGAGTTTTCTCGCAGAAGTCATATAGACTTCTTTGAGGGGCTCGAGTGTTACTTGAAGAATCCTATTAGGATTCCCTACAATTCTAGCCTTAAGTTGAGGCTGTTGTAGAACACTCACCCGGCCAACACATCGATCGTGGCTCCGATTCAACTCAAGCTGGTAAGCATTACCAAGCACATCTAGAGGCATATAGGTCAAAAGATCCATATGATCTAGAAAGTTGAATGTCACCTGAGGGACTGAGTCCCAAGACGACCGAAGCGCCTTCAGCGCTTCACCAAGGTTTTCCTTGGGTCGCACCGTTGATCGACCGTCCTGAATGGGTATGGACCCATTCATATCAAAGACGGTAGGAAAGTGGATCTCGGGCATCTTCTTGAAAAGAGCCTTCTTCATCCGAGGAATCGGAAAGTTCTTCCACAAGTCATCCCGATTTTGGGATTGATTTCCTGCAAGTCCATGAAGGAATTTCTCCTTTTGGACCTCCGTGAGCTTATCCTCATAGAGAACAGTGTTCAACGACAAGACACCAAGTGCCTTGGCAGGTTTTAGGTCAAACACCCACTTCCAGATACCCAAAGGATACCCTTCTTTGGAGTGTCTAAACCACTGGGGGACTATAGGTCTTCCAGTCATTGTGGTCTCGTACCATTGACGAAGGTCTTTGATACGAGAGTTTGTCCACTCAGGCCCGTTTTCACGGTACCATTTCTCAACTATGTTGAGTATCTGGTGAGCCTTATCTCCCGGTATCCCGCATGCTCGCAAGCCTTTGCAGAGATTGGTCTTCATTGAATTAGGCATTGCCTTCTTCATGATGCTAGTCCTCCTTTCATAGGATGTTCTAGTTAACCACCTGCAATAGCTTCCAGCTACACAGGAAGTTCAGACCACAAGCTTAGCTTGCGG